TTGCTCGCCAAACGCCTTGCCGTCGCGCATCAGCCCAAGCCCTTCATGATTTCGATGATCGCGGCGCGCTCTTCGGCAATCGCTTCGGCTTCCGCCAAAGCATTGTCGTTCGCTGCAGGTGCGGCGGGGGGATTTGCGGCCAGATCGATCAACTGCGCATCGCGTGCGGCGATGGCTGCGAGGCTGTGATCCTGCTGCTGCATGTAGATCGTGTTGCCACCTTCGACCTTGCCAGCCCCGATCATCTGGCGCTGCTCGTCGAGCGTGGCGATGCCCTTTGCCTTGGCTGCAACCTCGTACTGGGTCGCCGTGTCCATGCGCAGGAGAGCGTCGGTGTCGAACATCGTGCCGATCGTGACGCCATCCATACCCAGGCCTTCATCAAGGCAAAGCTCGATGGCCTCGATGTGCGACTGGAGGCAGGAGCTATAATATTCGATGTTGAGCGCCTGGACGTTCGTCTGCGCCGGCGGCGGACCCATGCCGATCTTGTAGGGCGGCACATGGTAGGTCGAGCAGACAACGTCGGCTGACCACTTCAGCTGCTCGATGAGCTGGCTGTCGACGGCCTTGGCAGTGAGTGGATGATAGGTCAGGCCGCCACCGATAACAGCGATCTTGCCACGGTTCTTGCCGCCAAACTCCTTGTCGAAATAGTCCTTGAGCTCCTTGGCGTCTGTCTCGCCGATCTCGTTCGTCGCTGACAAGATGCCGCCGGGCTGAGAGCCGTTCTGGAAGAACGATGTCGAATTGTTCTGGATGGCCAAGCCCTGCATTGCGGATAGACCGCCAGCGAAGATCGGCGACGTGCCGATAAGCGGGTGAAACATGCAGTTGAAACGGTCGTGGATGATCTCGCGCGCCGGAACGATGATGCTCTCTGGAAGACCGGAAAGCTGATCAGTGTTGAGCTGGTAGAACACCGACCCGTCATTCGCGATCAGCGGCGTGACTAGATTGGGGTCAAGGATGTAGAGGGCTCGAACCTTAAAAGCGCCGTCGCGCTGCTTGAGCGCATAGGTATTGCCCTTCTGCAGCTTCGACAGCACCCAGCTTTCGAAGAACTGGATCCGGTTCTGGAAGTGGTTAGGCTTGCGCAGCACCGGCGAATAGGCCGCGTTCGTTGTCTCCCTCCAAACATCATCGCCGACATGCTGCACGAGCTTGACGGGCAGCTTGGAGATGTCCGAGGCAATCAGCGTGCGGCAGGCGAAATCCGCGTGATTGGAAAGAACGCTGTCATAGTTGACCTCGACATTCTGCTGCCATGCTCCGGAGAACGACTCCAGAATTGTATGCCAGGCTCCACGGCGTGGCATAACTGGCGCGGGTGTCGCTGCCTTCTCCTGCCGTGCGCCGCCGAACCCGAGAATGCGCATAATCAGGCCTGAGCCTCGGCGATCTTCGCCTTTAGGGTCTCAATGTCCCAGCCGTGATATGGGCGCTTGTTGAACACTGTTTCATACTGATCGCGAACTGCCTTCAGCTCATCCTCCGGCTCTGAAGAGCCTTGATCAGCAGGGGCGTCAGCCTGCATATCGCCGCGCTGGTAGCCGAGCTTCCCGAGAACGCGGGCATAACGCGGATCGCTCGCCTTCAAGGCGCGCGTCATGTAGCTGGACTTCTTCATTGCCGGCTCTCCTGTCAAAGGAAAGCCAGCCCCAATCGTCCGGGGCTGGCTCAGTGTTGCTGTTATGGGGTTACGGGTGCAGGAGCGCCCCAGGTCGCACCGGTGAGGATCGCAACCGCCGATGGACGACGACGTGCCCAGTTGATGAACCGTTCGACGCGGAACGCGACCGAGTTGGTCTGGAACATCGAAACCAGCGAAGTCGCGCCGGTTGGCGTGTCCGAGTTGTGGGCCGGGTTGTCAGCCATCTCCAGCGATGCCTCGCGGGACATATCGACCTGGATGCCACCTTCGTCAGCGAGATAGATGTCGCTGGCGTTGGCAAGAACCACAGTGCCGGCTGGAATGTAATCCGACACAACAGCCGGCATTCCCGCGAACGTCCCGCCGATCATGGAAATGCCGGGGAACTCAGACTGGCCCAGTGGGTTCGTCATCATCGACAGAGCGAGCGCCGTGGTTGAACCCATGATCCACACGCCCGTCGTCGGCGCGTTACTCGCCGCAATGAAGGTGGCCATAAGAGCCCGGATGTCTGCACGGATCGCGTCCGCATCGCCGCCAGACGACACAACCGGGGTCAGCCCATTGGTGATGGACGCAGGCGAAACGCCTGTGACAGCGGCTTTGGCCGGATTGATGAAGTCGATATCCAGGCGAGCCGCAATCGCAGCGGCCAGACTGTCACGAAGCAGTGCTTCAGCGGCAGGGGAAGACCGGCGCAGAAGCTCTTCGGTCACGACCGCAATGTTCGCCACCTTGAAGATGTCGAGGATATTGCGCTCATAGCCGAAGCTGGTCAGCGGCTTGGCCTTCCCTTCACCGACCCAGTAGCCTTCGCCGCCTTCCGTCTGCCCGACGAGCGGGACGTTGAAAGGAACGTTTCGAAGACCCGGAACCCCGTTATTGCCGAACCGGCCAAGGATCGTGCGCGGACGCAAGAACTCCACAAAGTCGGCGATGACGTTAGTGCCCTCCCCGACGAGTGCGCCGGCCCAGTTGCCTTCTGCCGTAGTGCCGGCAGGGACGGCCGCCTTATTCACGATGCCGAAAATGTCCGAGTCTTCGCCATACAGTTCTTTGGCGACCGTGCGGACGCTTTCACCGTCCAGCTTGGCAAGCGCCTTCACCTTGGCGAGCCGGGCGAAGCCAATGCCCTTTTCAAGCTCAGGAGCCTTGATCTGTACGCCAGCTCGGGCAGCAGCGCCGTCCGCAGCGGTCTTGATCTGGTTGGCGACAACAGGCTTGGCGCCGGATGCCTGAGCCTTCTCCAGCGAGCGGAGACGCTTCATGTCGCCGTCAAGCGCAGTGACTTCACCGTCCAGGGTGTCAAACTCTTCCTGCTCTGACTGGTCGGTCGATCGGCCTTCGTCCATGCTCTTCTGCATGACTTCAGCCATACGGGCCGACTTGGCCTGGCGGGATGCTTCAAGAGCAGCAATCTGCTCTGCGATGGTCTTCATGTTCGTGGCCTCCTTGGGCCTCAGGTTCACGGATTGCGTTGATTTTCCCGAGGCGCCGGGAGACTTCGCCGGACGCTCTATTTTGCCGGTCGCGGCAGGAGCGTTTGCGTCGAATTGCGTTTCATCGACAGAAACGGTCGCGACCGTCTCGCCATGTGAAAGGCTTTTGATGCCGGTAATCAGGGCACCGGGTGCGGCTGGCACGGTCACTGCGGACAACTCGAGCCATTCCCATGAGGTAAACTTGATGCCGCCGGTCGGCAGCAGATCATATTCCTTGGCCGAGAAACCGATTGATACGGCTTTGCGAAGCCCGTTCTTCACCAGCGACCAAGCCCTGTCGCAGAGGTCTTTGACCTCGCCGGGCTCGTCAATTTTCTTGATATGAGCCCAGAACTTGATGCCTTTTTCGGACACCTCGACACGGTCAACTTCGCCAACAGCGAGCTTGTGGTCGTGGTCGAGAAGGAACGGCAACGGCAGGGAATAAACCGCACCTTTCGGCATGACGATATCGCCAACGCGATCTTCTTCCGGTTTGCTTGCCCATCCCTCAATGCGGCGCGCGCCATCATCCAGCGCCTTGATGCTCAAGGTGACAGCCACTTTTTTCATGTCTGGTAACTCCAGATTAGGAAGCTTCGAGCTTCCTCTTGCCGCGCAAGGTGGCGGCTATCTTTTCGCGGTATTCAGGCGAGCGATCACGGCTTCTCGCCCCACTCGCATACTGTTCCCGCAGCTTCGCTGAGATCGCAGCCCGCTGCTCTTCGCTATAAACCCGCTTCACTCGTCCGGCTTGTAGTGCAGCCATATGCTCGGGAGCCTTGGGCTTGCCTTTGAAAGCAGCGCCAAGTGCCGCCCGATGTTCCGCCGAACGCTGCCCGCGCGATTTGCCTGTCATAGCATCGGAGATACGCTTGCGGGTTTCCTCGCTGCGCTTCTTCCCGACATGAGCTTCAGCGCGCTTCCGCTTCCACTCTTCGGTCTGCTTCCTACCCCTGCGGGCGGCGCGCTGATCATCAGTGAAGCGAAACCCAAGGATATTCCCTGCTGTGGGGCTCAGATTGTACTCAGGCTCTAGCCGATCAATCGCAGCCTGCTCTTCTATAACGAGGTTCGCCCTCTCGCATTCTCGCAAGACACGGAACTCGAAAGCCGCTTCGCCGTGCTTTACCCAAGCGGCTTGAAGGATGGCATTGTGATGCTTGCCTGCATGGAGACTGCGCCAATGCACATTCTTCCGGCGGCGAAGGTCAACGGAGCTGCCAACATAGCGCTTGCCGTTGATGGTGTTGACGATCTCGTAAATACCGGTACTGGCTTTGTAAGCCATTTCGCAGCGCTCCAACGCTCGACTTGGTTAGGGCTGGTTCGACGCTCCAACGTCAAATCAGCCCGTTTTTTATACCAAGATCAGCGCCCTAGCTCAACAAAGGGAGCGCACTTAACCCGGCATCAGCCCGCGCTTGATTGATCGTTAGCGATCCAGCTTCCTCGGCGTCAGCGGCTGCAATCAGCTTCGATGCCAGCTCGCGACTTTTTTGCGGAGTTAGTTGGACCATTTCACCGTGAATGCCGATCGGGTCAGGATCATGAGCAAACATGAAAGAGACAAGGACAACTCCCTTGCCAGTTCTTGAAACTGCAAACCCCCGGTAGCAGAAATATCCAAGCCAAGCTTCCCAACTTGCCCAATGCCCTTTAGGGCGCTCGGGTTTGTTAGCTGGCGGCGTCCCGCAAACAACGCCCAATTTATCAAACATGGTCAACCGCCTTGATGGTCAACGACGAGTAGGCGCGGCGCGTCACTGTCATGACGACCCTCCTTCATATGTAGGTTGTGGGCTGATCAGCCGATGATCAGGACTTGCGCGCGGTTGCTGCGTGGTACTTCAGGGTTTCGGCTCATCACCGTAACTGCGTCGAACAGCGCCATGACCGGATCAATCTTCGCATCGCCCGCGTTCTGCTTCGTGGCGCGGATGCCGGTTGCGGTCGGCTCGATCTTCAGGTTGCCAACGCACCAATCCATCATCTTCGAGCCGGAATGCCGCATTGTGCCGTTGGCCAGCTTGCGTTCCGCTGTCTTGATGGCGTTCATCATGGCCCAGCCTTGAGGCGCGCCTATCAGCGTTCCAGCTTCCTGCGTCACGCCAATCTCTGCCAGGGCTTCGATCATCTCACCGAGCCCGGCCGGGTCAACTGCCACGGACGCAAGCAGCCCGCGCTCCTTGATGTCTGCGATGATCTCGACAATGGCCGAGATGTCCTGCAGCTCATCGTCAACAATCGTCAGGTCGCCGTCGCGCTTGAAGTCCAGCAGCCGGGAAGCGATCGACTTGCGCCGCTCCAGAACGCCGCTGTGGCACCAAGCATGACACCAGACCAGCCAGTCGCGCGTTTGCTTGTGGCGCCCGATCACAGAGAAGCCGAACAGATCGTCCAGGCCGCCGCCGTCGATGCCAACCACGACCACCTCAGACACGGATAGCAGATGCTCCAGTGTCAAATCGGCAAGGACACGCTTCGGCCAGAACTCTAGGCCAGGCCAGCGGTTTGCCCGCAGGCTGGAACCGATCTCCACGTTCAAATGCTTGGCGAGGAAGGTTTGCGTGCCGTTGCTGGCCTCGCGGGCCTTCCGCAGCGCATCCTCAAGCCACAACTGACGAACCGAACGTCCTAGGTTTGGGTTGGTCACATAGAAATTTGCCGGATCCTCGTAGGCTTGGCTCTCAACCATCGCCTTCGGGAACTCGTAGATCACCGGCAGGAACTTGTTGTCCTTGATCTCGCCGTCGCGCACGCGGCGCGCATAATCCAGTTTGTCCTTGAACACCCCTGCTGGCGGCTCGTCGCTCTGCGTGGACAAGTAGATGACGAAGCCCTCTGGCCTCGAAACCATGCCGCCCGTCGCCTCCTGCAGCATTGTGTCGGCGCCCTTGCGCTTGCCGAACACCCAAAGCTCGTCAACTAGGATGCGGCCCGACTTCTTGCCGGATACCGTGTCGGAGTCGGCGGCCACAACCTTCAGAGCCGCCTTTGTCACCCGATGCGTGATCGTGCGAATGTGATCCTGAACCTGAAACAGCTCTTCCAGCTCGGGATCGTTGCGGACCATCGACGCGGCTGGCTTGAAACTGTTTTGCGCGACCTCAATCGTCGGCGCCAGGATCAGAAGCTCCTCATCCTCACGCCAGTTGACGATCAGAGCCGTGAGCATGATGCCCGCCGCGATCGTGGACTTGGTGTTCTTCTTGCTGATGAGCAAGAAGAACTCGCTGATCAGCTGCTCGCCCGTCTCCGGGTTGTTCGCGCCGAAGATGGCAGCGACATAATCGAACACCCACTGGTCACAGACTTCGCCAAAGGTCGGCTTGCCAGGAAGATCGACAACCTTGAGCGATTTGAAGACCGATAGTGCGTGCTCTGCCTCACTCGCGAACAGCGGCGAGAATGGTATCAGGCTCCTTCGTTCGACAACTCGACGTTCCCAATCCGGGCACGCCGTGGACCATTCGGGCATCAGGCGTTATTCACCGCGAGGCGCGGGCCTGATCTGACTGCAAACTTGTTGCCGCCGGTGGCCGCCTTCTCCGCAGTCGCTTGCCGCTGGGCCTTCTTGCCGTCCTGAACAGCGCCACCGGCCTTGCCGTGGCCTCGCTCAAGCAACGAGTTCGCAGCCACAACGCGCGCCGCTTCCTTCTCACCGCTGGCAGCGATGGTAGCTAGGGTCTCGATGGCAAGCACCGTGTAGGAGCGGGCCAAAGCCTCAACATCATGCACTGTCGCACCAGCGACCGGCACCTGTGGACGCTCCAAGACCGGCTTCTCGGCTTTCTTCCGGCCAGCGCCAGGACGTTGCCCGCCGCGACCAATGCCCGTTGATTTGGTCATGCCGTTTGATTTCGTTTCATTGGGAGGGGATTAAATCTCTCCATGCAGGGGGAGCGCGGGTCTGACTATATTCCTATCCCAGACTTTCGCTTACCCCCCCCTTGAAGATGTGATGATGGTGTCGCCAACCCGGCGCTCGTAGTGAGCCCACCACTGCGTGATGATGCTGTCCACGCGGTTGATGTTCCTGTCTCCGGCCCTCATGGCATTGGCTAAGCACTGAGGCTCTGGCACTTCGAGCATAACCAGCGATTGAGGGCGCATGGTCTTGACCCACCACTCACGATGCCTCGCCTTTGGCTCCGATACGATGAGCCATGCTGCCCTGTGCCTTGATGGCCGGGATAGAGAACCAAGCAGATCGTTGCGCCTGTAGAGGGCAGCGTTTAGCCAGCGGTCACGGTCCCATCCATGAAGCGGTTCGCCTGATAGCTCTGCCGCGATCTCATCTAGGTCAATGACTAGGTCGAACTCGCGCTTATGCTGCGCCACATAGGTTGACTTGCCAGATGCAGGCGGGCCGCACACGATGGTGAGCGGGATGATCGAAGGCTGCAACCACTTAGGGTGGATAGCAGCGACTTGATCGGCCTTCTCAATAGCCTGCTTGATGCTGTCGTGCCATTCCTTCGACACGGACTGAAGGTTGTCTTTATCCCAGAACAGATCCGGATCGCCACGATGCGGCTTCTTGTGATCGACCACTGCGCTGTTAGGTGCTGGGTGCTTCCCACTAAGCAGGATGCCGGTTCTCTGGCATATGTAGCCATCCCGGCTCAACACCTCTAGCCGCAGCTTCTGCCAACGGCTGGTCTTATACCATGGCCGCCAATCGACATTCTGCTCGCGCTCTTGAAGGCGAACCTTTTCCGCTACCTCTCGGGTAAGGCGTGATGGCAGCTTGCCTACCAGGGGCTTGATCGTCTTGAGCTTAGGCACCGAGCGTGGCCAGCCTATTAGGTGGCGGCGGCGGTGGGTCTTTCTTCGTGCCGGCGGCGCGAGATTGGCGCTGATGCAGAATGGTCTCTGCTGTCCAACCTTTGGCTGCGATGTACCGCTGGACGGCGAAGACAATCGCTTCCTCAAGATACCAGTGCGGGTCGATCGGCCCACCGGCTGCATATGAAAGCGGGCCGCTGTCTGGAAGCCCAAGCATATGGGCGACGAGGACATGCACCGCATCGTGATCCCTGTTAAGATCAACCGCTGACGCATATCCCAGCTTGGCGGCTTCCTCTGCCTGGCCAGGTTGTTCTGTCCACGGGATGGATAGCTCGGCGCCGCTGTTCAGCGTGATCTCTGTCCAGCCTTGCTTGAAGGCGATGGTGGCGTTGCCGATCCTGTAGGTGTCAGGCACTGGCCTGCCATTTGGGCTTTCGAGTTGGGTGCAGGCGTCGAATGTTGAATCCATAGACGACGGTCCGGCGCTCACCTGTCCATTGGCACTCTTGAAGCGTCCAGCCTTGGTCGAAATCGATGTCGCGCCACTTGTGGAAACCAAGTGCAATGAGCAGGCGCTTCATGCCGCCCTGCTCTTGTCCTGCTCTGCAGCCTTGATGGGCGTGAAGTCCGACATGCGCTCTTGGTCTATGGTGAGGTGCATGGAGAACTCCGAATGGCTCAGGAAGGGCGACCGAAGCAAGAATGAGGTGCGTTCCGTCCTAGCAGGCGATGCAAGAGGCGACCAAAATAACCGATTGGCGCTCCACACTTCTGACAACGCCACGCTTCGTATTTCATCACACCGTCCTGAAAGGGCATGCGAGGCGGCAGACTTAGGGGGCGGCAGGTTCGCTAGCCTCTGCACTTCAGCCTATTGGCTTACTGACCGTATCCCGCAGCCGTCTCGCATTCATGTTGCCGCGCTATCAGCGCTGGCGAAAATGGCGGGCCAAGCACGGTTTCTCCGTGGAGGCGTCCAGCGTCGAGATCGTTATCACCCGTTCTGCCGGTGCGCTGCCCAACTCGAATCAAAAAGCCGAACTGCGGGGGCAATTCGGCTAGATGACATAACGTCATAAATGGCGATTTGCGTAGCAAAGTCAAGCGGCCCGGCGCTTTTCCACATCGGTCTTGAAGTGCCTTGCCAGCACGTTGCAAACAAGCCGGGTCGCGCCGACGAGATGATGCATGTGCTGGTCTTCCACAACGACGATCTGGAGCGCAGCCCATAGGTTCTCGCGGCTGTAGTTCTGCTCATTCTGGATGGCGTCCTGCAACGCCTTACGCTCCTTCTCCAGCCCTTCGCACCACTTAGCGTAGGCGTCTGGATCTGCCGCATCGCCGCCGATTGCCTCGGGGTCATACATGGCGCCTGGAGACTGCACGGAACGCTTGTAGCGCTCGTGGAAGGTGAGATACGCCTGAGCGCCATCGTACTGCGCCCGCGAGAGCCCATCGGACGCGCCGAGCATGTTCAGGTAGCCAATGTAGGAACCGGCCTTCTGGTCCTTGGCGTCATCCTTGCTGAGCCCTAGCCGGCGAATGCGAGTGTCGATTGCGAGCTTGTCCACGGCCTCATGGTTCCTTCCTGAGCGAGAGATGCGGCCGGATGGCTCGCGGGATGCGTCTTCCTTGCGTGGGCGGCCACGGCGCTTGCGGTTTGCTTTGGTCATGATGCCACCTTTCTGTACCGGATGATGTCGTAGGGGCTGCCGCTGCTGAGCCACTGGAAGCCGCAGGCGTGGTCGGTGTGGCCGTAGCTGTTGCGGCGCTCGACCTCGATCAGATCGGCGGGCGTGCAGTCCGGCCAGCTATCTCCTGGGTGATCTGTCCACCCTGTTAGATCAGCCACTGCAAAGGCGGGGCGTGAGGTGCCGTTCATGCGGGACGCTCCAGGCCATGCCAGATGCCGAAAAGCACCCACTCATCATAGCCGGTACGGAGGCCGATCTGCCCTGGCCCAGCCGCATACCAACGCTGCACCTGAATGCCGCCCCATGTGGCCCGTACGTGACGGATGCCGGGGAGGCGCTTCCACAGCGGCGCAGCGGGCATGACCCAATGCCATTCTCGCGCGTCCTCGATCCACTTCTCGAAATCGGTCATGCTTGCCTCCAGAACGGATCGGATTTGGGGACGTAGAACTTGTGGGGATGCACTTTCCGCCCCTTCCTGCGCGTGCTCGTAAATATGCTGGCGACAAGACGGCGCTGAAACGTGAGAACCGGTTGAGGGTTACCCCAATGCTGCTGCTTGATAGAACGCAGAAGCCGGTTTGGGTTAAGGATGCTCTTCATGCCGCCTGCTCCCTCTGCTTCACGAAATACCC